ACATCAGACGCATGGGCTTCCTTAAGCGTGTCGATTTCGTCGATGATTGCATCGGCCACTTCAAAGCCAACCAGCCGTTCCGGTGCGTCTGCTGAACGAAAGATGATCTGGCTGCCGTTTTCCAGCGTTCCGATGTTGTCGCCCTTGTTTAGCTCAAAGCCGATTCCCCAGCGTTCAAAGATGCCGGCAAAGCGCGGCCATGCAATCAGCCGCACCAGGTCAAAGGTTGGTTCGACAAACGCAAAGTCCATGCGAGGATATTGCAGGGCCAGCAACGCCAGCCGCACAACGGCAGCCTCCGACTTGCCAGCGCCAAAGCCGGCCACCATCGCCGGGTGACGGGCCTTGCTGAAAACGAAAGCCTCTTGCGGCTCCGTTAGCTGGATTTTCACCTCATGCATTCGGCTTTATGTCAATCACTTTAGCATCGTCACCGTTGGCCGGTGCTGCCCGCTCGATCACGATCTTGATGCCATCGGCTTTGGTGCCAAGATTGATTTGCGTTGGCAGCACCTTAGACAACAACGCCATGAACGCAACTGGCTGTTCGTCTGCCATGCGCGCCAGATAATCCGCACCGCCAGCCTTGTCGAACGCCTTTAGGATCGCTTCGCGGATCGTAACGGTCGTTTTGTTCTGCAACCCTTTCGGGCGGCCAGGGCCAGGAGTGCCGTCACCGACTTTGCGTTTTTGCTCAGTTTTAATTACGGGCTGCATCCGCTCAAATTAAGCCTTCTGGCCGCTTTCCGCAACCACCTCTCGCATCAGCCGTTCGATATACCACTTCGCCTTGCCCAAGTCTGTAGCGCCACCCTTCTCACGCCAGCGCCAAAGATATTTGATCGCGTTGGCTGTGCAGATGGCCTCGATCCCGTATAGGTTCGCCGTCGCAGCCGCCAGAGCGTCTATGCACTCCACATCGCCTTGCCGGTAGTGATCTGGATTTATGTGATCTGTCATTGCGCTTCCTCAATTTCACCCACGTCCTCAATGACGGCTTCATAAACATCCGGCATGTTGGCTTTGAGCGTTGCTGCATCGCTGCCAAACAGCTTGCCATTCTTGTATTGCAACCACCAGTTCGCTTTGCGTGGCATTGTGCCGTCTGCGTAAAGTTTAAGGTTCCAACATGCTTTGCCAAACCGCTGACCGCACAAAAGCAATTCAGCTTCATAATCTCCGGGATTGCTCATTAAGCCCATTGGCTGCCATCCCTCTTTCGGCTTGCCCTCGTATCGCAAAACGCGCCCGGTGTTTTTACGCGCCCTCGCCTTGAACGCTTCGTTGTTGATGATGCGATAGCCAAGCGGGCCATGATGTTCGATCACGCCATCAGCCAGAAGCGTGTTGATCATGCTGCCCTTGCGGCTTGGCGTTAGCACGTTGGTTGCCGTGCGTTCGGCATAGCCGCACCCGATCAGATAATCATAAACCTGTGCGCGCTTAAAAACGGTGCCGTTTTGCACCGTGCCAAGAGCCTTAATCAGCGTATCCTTAAAATCCATGACAGCCCTTTCAAAACGACCGTGCTGCTTTCTATTCCCGGCCCTTGCTCCTTGCCCCTGTTTTGAATAACAGGGGGCATAGGATGTAGGGACAGGGAAGGGTAGAAAATCAGCATTTAGCTGCCTCCCCAACCTTCCCTTCTGGGCTATATTATACCTCACAAAGTCAGTCAAGGGTAGTTTAAGTCAGGACACCCAACCGCTGGTTTGGTCGTCTGCCAGCACCACAAAGCCATGCTCAAATTGCGCGATCATGCCATCAGCAAGCAGTGTTTGAACCCAGCTTGTGGCGCTGTTCATGTTCATGGCGTTGGTGATTTTTCGTTTATCCCAGCGTAAGCTGACTTCCATAAAGTGGGTTAGCCCGGATTCGGTAATGTATGGCACTTGCGGCTGGCCTTCATAGAATGGCCGCCGTTCGGCCCCGGTGTTGAAAAAGGCGCGTTCGAACAGCTTCAACGCTTCGGCGTGCTTATGTGGCCCTTTCGGCTTTCGCGCGCCGTCATCCAGAACCGCAACGCATGTGGTGGCGGGCTTGCCGAATTTGGTTTCGCCCATCTCCACTATTTCCAGCTTAAAATAAATGATCTCACCCTTAGAAGCCAACTCGCGTTGCTTCGTGATGGTCGCACTGCGCTGGCCGTCTTTTTCCACCACCTCAATCTCAGTGTCGATATGGGCGCGGATGCCCGACCAGCCGCGCGCGCCTCTGGCTGCGTCTTTGCCGTTGTGGTGAATGATCAGCATAGCTGCACCAGTAGCGCGGCAAATTTCCTCAAACCGATCCATGACCGGCCCCATATCTTCGCCGCTGTTTTCATTTGCACCGGATGACATACGGGCCAAGGTGTCACCGATCACCAGTTTAACCGCTTGGCCTTTGATAGCCTCAATCTCTCGGATCGCAGCAATAACGGCAGCCGCGTCTGCATCGCCGGTATAAAAATTGAGCGGCACTGGCACAACGGCAATGCGCTTAAGCGAGACGTTCTGAAATTTGGCAATGGCCTTTAGCCGGGCTTTGATGCTGCCAGGCGCTTCACACGCCAGATAGACAACGATACCGGGATCGGTGCGTTTGCCATATGCTTCGCGTCCTTCGGCAATGGCGGCAGCCAGGCCAAGCGCAAAAAACGTCTTGCCGCTGTTGCTGTCCCCATAGATCACGGTGGATTTGCCGCGCACCATCACATCTTCGACCAGTTCGTCTGGCGGTTCATATTCGGCTGGCAATTCATCGCCAAACTGCACTTCTAGCCGCCGCATGGCCTCCGTGCCACTGGTCGGCAATAGCAACGCCTTAAGATCACCACCAGCCGCCCGGTAGTCGTTGGCGTCTTGGCCTTCCTGCGGAGGCATCACCACGCGGCCTCCATGCTTTGCAACAGCTTGCGTTGCATACGCCATGCCAACGCCAGACTTGTCATTGTCTGCCACAACAATGATCTCTTGCCCGCTCCCATAACGATCACGCAATGCGCCTGTTACGCTTGGCAAATTGTGGGCGCTGTAGGCAATGGCGCATGGCCGATTGGTCGATTCCAAGATGGTTGCGGCGGTGGCAAAGCCTTCTGCGATAAACAGCGGCCCAGGCTCATCCATTGTGCCAACCATCCAAAAGCAACCACTTGTTTGGCCGCTAGGGTGAAAACGTTTTTCGCCTTCGTTTTGAATATATTGCAAGCTGGATAGATTGCCATCTGCCGTAAAGATTGGTGCCATTAAGCGACCGTCGCCTGTAACACGCAAACCGTGACCAGCAATGCCCTTGCGCTCAAGGTATGGATGCCACGACTCTGCCAGCATTCCTTTCGACCAAATATCTTCTACCGTGTTTGATGCAACCTCACGCTGGCGTTGCAATTCAGCCTCTCGCACCTTCCTCGCTTCCGCCAAACGCCGCGCATTGATCGCCTCTTCTGCTGGCGTTAAAGTCCGGCCCACATCGGCGCGCCATGTAATTTCAACACCTAGACGCCAATCACCAAACCGCCCAGCCGGAACGCCATCGCCAAAAGCGCAATACCACGATGGCACATCATGGCCGGGCTTGCCTTTGGTTTTGCCGTTGAAACGATGCAGTTTGCCATCAAGCTGGATATGTGACGGCGGGGTTATGCCAGCCCGCTCCATCGCGGCGGCTAGTTGCGCCTCTGGTGGATCATACTGCGGCGCGGCTGGTGGTGACCATGCGCCGCCAAGAATGTTGGTAAGATCAGCCATTTGACGCCCTTTCAATGAACATATCGCCTTGACGTTGTGCCTGCTCAATGCGGCGGCAGGCAATGTCAAAATACTTAGGTTCGCGCTCAATGCCGATGAAATTGCGGCCCATCTGAACGGCTGCAACGCCAGTGGTGCCGCTGCCCATGAAGGGGTCTAAAACGATCTCGTCTCGTTGTGTGCTATTGCCGATGTAATGCCCCATCAGCGGCACAGGCTTTTGCGTCTCATGCTCACCGCCGATCACGTTGGGGCATTTAATAAGCTGGCGAGAACCGCAGTCGTTGATATATTTGGCAGCGCCGCGAAATACGAACAACGTAAACTCGCAGTTTTTCATATACCAGCGGTTTGGGGTTCCGGTCGATTTGTCCCAGACCAGCCAGTTGTGAAACCTGAAACCCGCCGCCAATGCTTCGTTTTGCACTTCGGCAACATATCTATTGTTGACCATGAAATAAGCATGGCCATTCGGTAAGCAGAGCGCCGCAAGCGGCATAATCTCGGCAAAAGTTATATCAACCGGAATAATCGAACCACTATTATCGTATACGCCGCGCGCAAACTTTCCGCCCATTTCTCCTGTCGAGTTTCCGCCGGATTCCAATTCATATGGCAAGTCACTAACGATGCAATCGACCGGCCCCAGCGTCGGCAGTACATCGCGGCAGTCTCCAAGATAGAGCGTTGCCGCACCTATCGTCTCAATTCGCATTGAGACCACCCATCAAATAATCTGACAGCGCCTTAGCCACTTCATAGCGCGGCGAACGCCGGCCTTCCCTGATGGCGCTAATCGTCGTAGGATGGACGCCCACCGCAGCGGCGACCTTGCCAGGCTGGCGATCCTTAAGCCCGGCCCTGATTTCATCAAGCGTTAGCATTTTTTGCGGCTCCGTTCCGTTTCTGCATTTTTCCGCTTTACAACCGCTTTCATGCCCTGTAAAGCCCTCAATCACACCGCGACCGGATCAGCCGACTGCGGTGCTGGAGAAAGACAATGGCTATCAACCTAAAGAGAACAGGCGGTCTATCCGCCAATGGTGTTAAGCTGTGCGTATATGCACAGGCGGGCGCTGGCAAAACCAGCTTGATCCCGACCTTGCCTAATGTGGTCGCAATCAGTGCAGAAGCCGGCTTGTTGAGCATTGCCGGCGCTGATGTGCCTTATATCGAAGTCAAAAGCCTTGCCGATCTGCACGATGCCTATGCGTGGCTTACCGGCAGCGACGAAGCCAAGGCGTTTCAATCGGTGGCTATCGACAGCTTGTCAGAAGTTGCCGAAGTGGTTTTGAACGCTGAACTCAAAGCCAACAAAGATGGCCGCGCGGCATACGGTGAACTTAGCACAAAAATGAATGAGCTAATCCGCGCCTTCCGCGATCTGCCCGGCAAGCATGTTTACATGAGCGCCAAGCTGGAAAAATCTCAGGATGAGATGGGGCGCATTCTTTACAATGCCTCCATGCCGGGCAAGAGCCTAACGCAAGGTTTGCCTTATTTCTTCGACCTTGTGATGGCGCTGCGTGTCGAACGTGATGCCGATGGCAACGCACACCGTGCCTTGCTGACCGACAGTGATGGGCTTTGGCAGGCTAAGGATCGGAGCGGCAGGCTGTCTCAGTGGGAAGCGCCAGACCTCGGCGCGATCATTGCAAAGATTGGGAGTGTGTCATGATGCAAGTTGATATGTTTGCCAGCATTGCCGCAAAAGATGCGGGCATTGCGCGGGTCATGGACGCCGCAGATGATGAATGGAAACAGTCTGCATATGCTCAAATTGACGTGTTTTTGCAGAATGTGCCGCATGGCCGCACGTTTATTGGCGAAGAAATCCGAATCTTTGCTTTGCTTGGCGGCTGCGGAAATCCGCATCATCATAACGCATGGGGTGGCGCTATTGGCAGCCGCATTCGCAGCGCACTAAAAGCGGGCGACATTGAAATATGCGGTCTAGGCAGAAGCGAATCCACTAAATCTCATGCCAGACTGCAACCACGTTACCGGAAGGCGGTGTAACCATGCTAATCGCCCTCGCTATCGCACAAGCGATATTCGCCATCGGCGCTTTGCCGGTGATCAATGGCAACATCCGTGATCGGCACGTCAATGCAGCTTGGGGGAGCATATTTGCCTGCTTGCTGTTTAGCGTGACCGCCTACGTCCTTGCAATGGAGGCTATGCAGTGACCGTGCCAATCTATCAGCAATGGCTAAACGCCAAGGCGATTGAAGAAGCCGCCATTAAGACTCGCCGTGATCTGGAAGATGCAATGGCGTTTGAGTTGGCTTTGCCGGCCAATCTTGACGGCACCAGCAACTTTGACTGCGACGGATATGCGGTGAAGATTGTTGGCCGCATCAATCGCAAGGTGGATTCGGACAAGCTGCAAGCCTTGGCGGCAGAGCATGGGCTTGCCGATCATCTGCCCAGCCTTTTCCGCTGGAAACCTGAAATAAACGCAACGGCATGGAAAGCTGCCGCTGCAACCATCACCGAACCGCTGCTTGACGCCATCACGTCAACACCAGGTCGTCCTACGTTTAACATCAGCAAGAAGGAAATCTGACAATGGCTAACCTTGGAGAGAGCTTTAACGCCGACGATCTGCCCACAGGCAACAGCGGCGAATATGAATTGCTGCCCGAAGGGCTTTACAGCGCAATGATCGCCAAGGCGGAAGTTGGGCAGACCAAATCCGGCACCGGCACGAAGATTGATCTGCGCCTCGACATCACCGGGCCGACACATCAGGGCCGGGTCATCTTTGCGGCGATCAACATTCGCAACCAAAGCGCCAAGGCCGAAGAAATTGGCCGGCAGCAGCTTGGCGAGATCATGCGCGCCATCGGCCTGCCTCGCGTTGAAGATAGCGACCAGCTTGTTGGTGGTCAGTTGCAGATCAAGGTGAAGATCAAGCATCCGTCGCCGGATGATGTGGCGCGCGGCTATAACCAAGCCCGCAACGAAGTCAGCGGTTATCGCGCTCTGGCTGGCGGTGGGCTTCCCGCACCGTCTGCTGCCAAGGCTGCCGCCGCACCGGCTGCCGCCACTAGCGCCAAGCCGCCCTGGGCAAAGTAACAACAAAAAAATGGGGCTGGTGATGAGCCAGCCCCAAGTTGTTCACGGGAGGAGACAAACATGGCAAAGCTGCCGGAAGTCATTATAGCCGATCAAAGTGCCGTTGCAAGCCTGATAGATGCTCATCACGCTGCCAAGCGTGAACGGCCACGACAGCACCTTGGCGCAAGCCTGCTAGGCCATCACTGTGATCGGTGGCTTTGGCTATCGTTTCGCTGGGCTGTTGTCGAACAGTTTGAAGGCCGCACCCTGCGCTTGTTCCGCCGTGGCCATAGCGAGGAAGCGACGATTATTGCCGATCTGGAAGCGGTGGGCATCGCTGTGCATGGCCAGCAAAACCGCGTTGATTTTGGCGCGCATGTCAGCGGCAGCATTGACGGGATTGGGCTTGGCATCCCAGAAGCGCCAAAGACAGAGCATTTGCTTGAGTTTAAGACGCATGGCAAAAAGTCATTTGACGATCTGGCGGCTAAAGGCGTTCGCCTGTCCAAGTGGCAGCACTATGTGCAGATGCAAGTTTATATGGCCGGGCTTGGCTTGACGCGGGCGCTTTATGTGGCGGTTTGCAAGGATGATGATCGGCTGCACTGTGAACGGGTGCGCTTTGATAAAGATGTTGCCGATGCTGCCATTGCCAAAGGCCGGGCCATCACGTTAGCCGACAGGATGCCCCCCCCTATCAGCACCGATCCGACATGGTATCAATGCGGCTGGTGTCCCGCAAAGGCGATGTGCCACAAGTCACAGCCGACCAAAGAAGTGAATTGCCGCACATGCGCCCATGCCACGCCGAAAGAGGATTCAACCTGGCACTGCGCCCGGTGGGACATGGCGATCCCGCCAGAAGCTCAGTATGACGGATGTAATGACCATGTTTTCCATCCCGATCTGGTGCCGTGGCAGATGGAAGGTTCCGATGACGGCTTGTCGGTCACTTGGCAAATTGGTCAGTCACGCCTGCGGAATGGCGTTGGCGGGCTGACATCACGCCAGTTGCTGGATGAGACTGTGCAAGCGTTGGCGGGTTCATTCAATGCTTCGTGATTACCAGCGCCGCGCCATTGACGATCTTTACGATTGGATGCGCTCAAACGATGGGCATCCTTGCCTTGTCATGCCAACCGGCGCTGGCAAGAGCCACATTGTAGCTACACTTTGCAAGGAAGGGCTGCAAAACTGGCCGGAAACGCGGGTGCTGATGTTGACGCACCAGAAGGAGCTTATCGAACAAAACGCCGCCAAGATGCGGGAGCATTGGCCTGGCGCACCGCTGGGCATCTATAGCGCCAGCATTGGCAAACGCCAACTTGGGGAGCCAATTACGTTTGCAGGCATCCAATCGGTGCGCGAAAAGGCTTCGCTGCTGGGGCATGTTGATCTTGTCATTATCGACGAATGCCACCTTGTCAGCCACAAGGATGAGGGCGGTTATAGAACGCTACTAACCGCCTTGCTGGCCATCAATCCGGCGTTGCGTGTTATCGGGTTGACAGCCACGCCTTACCGCCTAGGCCACGGCCTTATCACTGACAAGCCGGCGCTATTTGATGGCCTGATTGATCCGGTGACGATTGAAGAACTGGTTTACAAGGGGTTTCTGACAACGCTGCGCAGCAAGGTGACGAAGGCCCGCTTTGACTTAGATGGCGTCCACAAACGCGGCGGCGAATTTATCGAAAGCGAATTGCAAGCGGCGGTTGATACCGAAAGCAATAATTCTGCCGTTGTGGCTGAAATCATGGCACTTGGCGCGGATCGCAAGCACTGGCTGATGTTTTGCACTGGCGTTGATCATGCCCAGCACATCGCCGATCTGCTAAACGAACGCGGCATCGCAGCCGATTGCGTGACTGGCACAACGCCAAAGGCGGAACGCGAACGGATGATCGGCGACTTCAAGGCTGGGCGGATTCAGGCGCTAACCAATGCCCAGGTGCTGACCACCGGATTCGACTTTCCGGCCATTGATCTGATTGCGATGCTGCGGCCCACCATGTCGCCGGCCCTTTATGTGCAGATGGCCGGGCGCGGGCTTCGCGTTGCGCCTGGCAAGGCTGATTGCTTAGTCTTAGACTTTGCCGGCGTTGTAGCTACACACGGCCCGATCACTGCTGTGCAGCCGCCAACCAAAACCGGCAAAGGCGACGGTGAAGCTCCGGTGAAAGTGTGTGAGTTTTGCGATGAGCTATGCCATCCCAGCGTGAAAATCTGCCCGGCGTGTGGCTCTGAATTTCCCGCGCCAGAGCCTAAAACCTATCGGCTGCACAACGACGATATTATGGGATTTGCGCCGTCCGAAATGCCTGTCACGTCATGGCGCTGGCGCAAACACACCAGCAAAACCAGCGGCAAGGATATGTTGGAAGTGACCTATTACGGTGCGCTGTCCGATCCTGGCGTAAAGGAATATCTTACCGTCACCCACGAAGGTTATGCCGGGGAGAAAGCGGTGGCCACGCTTGGCATCATCGCCAGCAATGCCGGCGTTGCACTTAAGCCGTCCATGACGCTAGACGGTTTTGCGGCGATCCTAAGCGGTGGCAAGCCGCCAACCGGCATCACATACAAACGCGATGGCAAATATTATCGCATCATTGGGAGGCTATGGGGATGAGCGATCCATTTAAGATAGAAGGGCCGGCCCTGATCTCGTTCAGCGGTGGCAGAACGAGCGCCTACATGCTGTGGCGCATCCTACAAGCCCACGGCGGCAGCCTGCCGGATGATGTGCATGTGACATTTGCAAACACCGGCAAGGAACGTGAGGAAACGCTGCGATTCGTTCATGAGTGCGCGACACGGTGGAACGTGCGCGTGCGGTGGTTGGAGTGGCGGCCAATGCCAGACCGCTTTGCAGAAGTCGGCTTCAATTCTGCAGACCGCGCTGGCACTCCGTTTGAGGGCTTGATTGCCCTTCGCGGCAGGCTCCCAAACCCATTGCAAAGGTTTTGCAGCCGGGAGTTGAAGGTTGAGCCAATTAAGGCATTTTGCCGGTCGTTGGGCTGGGAGCGTTGGGCAAATGTCATCGGCTTGCGCTATGATGAAAGCCGCCGCGTTCGCAATAAACTAAACGAAAATGAATCGGGCGGCCATCGCTGGAAAAGCGCCATGCCGTTGTTTGACGCGAAGGTGACGCGCGATGACGTGATGGAGTTTTGGTCTGAGCAAGACTTTGACCTTGGCTTGCAGCCATACGAAGGCAACTGCGATCTGTGTTTTCTTAAAGGCGCACGCATCCTGCAATCTATCATTCGCCGCGAACCATCGCGCGCGGATTGGTGGATAGCACAGGAAGCCGCCGGGCAACGTTTTGAGCGCGACCGCTCCTACGCCGGCCTGCTTGATGCTGTGCAGCGGCAGCCTTTGTTGCGGCTTCTAGACCCAGATCAGGAATATGATGCCGAATGCGGAACATGGTGTGGGAGTGAGCCATCATGAGCCAAGCCGCCAAACCAGCCGCGCTGATTGCTTGGGAATGCGGCCGCCCTAAATTATGCTGGGATTGCAACTTTTTTCACCGGGAATCGAACCATTGCCACAAACACGCCGCAACGCCACCCGATCAGTTTCAGGGAACGCCAAGCGCATGTCGGGATTGGAAGGAACACGATCCATACGATGTGCAAAGTCGGGAAGTGCCGTTTTGAAAGAGCGCGTCGAACGCCTACCCACTGAACATGAAGAACAGCGCGAGATTGTGTTTTGGTTCCGCCGCAAGTTTAGTGATGTTCGCATATTTGCAATTCCGAATGGCGGCTGGCGATCACGCGCCACTGCGGCCAAGCTAAAGGCCGAAGGCGTGTCGCGTGGCGTTCCCGATCTATTTGTGCCTGGCTGGGGCTTGTGGATTGAGATGAAACGCTCACAAGGCGGGCGTTTGTCGCCAGACCAGAAAAGTTGGCACCTATACCTAGCATCAATCGGCCAGACGGTGCTGGTTTGCTATGGTGCAGACGATGCCAAGCGCCAGATCGAAGCGCACATAAAAGCGGCGGGTTTTTAGGCCCGCCGCCAAAACATTACGCTGCATATTGCCAGACATGCCATCGCCGCTTGGCTGCTACGTCACGATAATGGCGCTCGAATGCCGCCGTGGCTTGGCGGATGCTGCGTTCAATGGCAAGATCATTGGCCGCCCAGCCGGTGCCGATTGCGCGAACCGCTGACTTGCGCGGCGGCAGATTGATGCGTTCAATACGGCGGCGAACCGATGTGTGGGCCACGCCAAGCCGATCCGCAATCTCCATAATGGTTGCGCCATCAGACCACATTTGCCGCAGCGTGGCGTCGGCTTTGCCATACCAGCGCCCATCAACTCGCGTATTGCTGCAATTCAGCCGGTAAGCGCGGCATTTGACCGCTGAAATATTCCGGCCCGGCAAAGCGGCTGTGACCTGTGCGTAGGTGTCACCGGCTTGCATCATGCGGGTCAGAATTGCATCTTCCTCTGGCGTCCAATTTTTCAGCGTCATGCGTTGTTCCTCTCTTTTTTGGTTAGTTCATCGGCCAAGCCCTGAACGCTTAACGCGCGTTCTATGGCGTTGGCCATCACCCGTCGCGGCACCATTTTGCCGTTACGAATCCGGTTGATATGCGACTGCGAACAGCCGATCAGCGCCGCCAGCTTAACGTCATTAAGCCCGGCTAGGCGCATTGCATGGGTCATCGTTTTGCTCATGCGCTGCCCATACGGGTCAAAATAAAATGCTGCAAGCATATTTTTATGCTTGACGCATAGGACAGACGTTGGCAATGTGGCTTCAACAACAACGGGGCAGCGCCCCACAGGAGACGACAGATGGCCAAGATTATCGAAGTTAGCACAACGCGTTTTGAAAACGGGCTTTACGCTTTGACCTTTGACGGCGCTGTTAAAGGCGATTGCGCTAAGTTTGACACCGCCCGCGAAGCACGCATCGCGGCTCTTTCTTGGAACGGCAAGGAAAACGGTTGCTGGGAAGGTTCGACGTGGGTCGAAACGGTCTACAAAACCACGGAAGCCTAAAACCACCGGGGGCGGCCACAGCGCCGCCTAACCAACAACAACAAGGAGACACACATGCTACGCGAAGCTCTACCAATGGCCTGCCTGTTTATCTGCCTTGCCTTGCTGGCAATGATCTGAAAGGACGCACAATGTATAGCGCCAAGGAAGTTGCAAACTGGGTGATGGACGCGCCGGAAGGCAACATCGTCGCCAAGATTATCAGCGATGCCACCCATTCAATTCCCGGTGATCTTGGCCGCTTTGTGAGGCTGCTAGACGATGAGGGCTATATTTTCGCCATGTGGCATCGCGCCGTAACCAGCGAGGGACAGCCAATTTACACATGGCATTTGCAACGCCGCCGCCGCCCAGCCAATCAAATCGTGCTGAACGCATTGGTCAAACATGCCGCCAACCGCCAGCCTGCGAGTCTGTAAAATGAAGCCGAAAGTCATTATTCATGATCGGCGCTTTTGGAATCTCTACCCCGATGGGCGCATGGTTCGCATTTATGCTAACGAACGCATTCGGGCGCATCTGTCACAAGTTAGATCGGTGGAAGTGCGAATGGCCAATGAGGAAAGCCCGAAGCGCACCAACCACCCGCCGCGCCCGCCCGGCACTATGCCCACTCTGCCCGCCGCAGATCGTAACATCGGTGACAAGACGCTAACCGAATTGGCGCATCATTTTGGCTGGGGCAGTGTCTACCGCTTCACAGATGCGCTGCGCCGGCATCGCCGCGCCATTTATGAGGCTGCCCGCGCCAATGGCCGAAAGCGCGCCGATGCTAACTTGATGACGCCAACACCAATGGACGCCAGTTAGCCCTTTTTCTTAGCTTTGCTCTTAGCCTTGCGCGCAACCGACAGGGCAATGGCAACGGCCTGATTCTGCGGCTTGCCGGCTTTCATTTCCGCCTTGATGTTGGCGCTCACGCTCTTGGCGCTATATCCCATTTTCAGTGGCATTACCATTTCACCTTGTTTGACCAATAGGCAGCCGACATCTTGCCCTTGGCGATGTTTTCAGCGTGGCGGGCTTTGAAGGCAGCACGCCTTGCCTTGTCGGCTTTACTCTCACCTTCGCGCGGCGGCGATCCCTTCACGCCTTGCTGGCCAAAGCGGATCGTCTTTATTTCGTCGCCTTCTTTGGCAACCACCACATGGCTTTTCGTCGGATGGGTCGGTGTGCGTTTTGGCTTATTGTAGCCTTCCACGCCCACCGCCTTTAGTCTTGGGTCTTTCGCCATGTCACCACCTCACTTCGGCCAGCCCTGCACAAGCGCCCGCCGCTTGGCCTCACAGCGGGCAATCTCTGCACCGCGTTCGATCAAGGCCAACTCCACCGCTTCCGCCGATCCGCCAAGCAGTGCCGGGATGGCGCAAGGCTGCAATGCATCACTTGGCGGCTGCGGGATTGCCAATGGCGGCGGCGTCACTTTGCGTGATGTGCTGCACCCGGCTATCATCAAGACAAGCAACATTGCTGCTAGGGTTCGCAACATAGTATGTCCTCGTTATGGTTTGCGCTTTGCCCGCTCCGTTAGAAATACGCGACTGCGCTTCTGACAGCGCCACGCCAGCAGCGTCAACTTGCGCCTGCAATGCCACCTCTCGCTGGCGCTGCACCTCTGCCGCCTTGGCTTGCACCGCCTGCCACTTGCCGCGCTCTGCATCAACGCCACGCCCATAGGCCCACACATAAGCCGCCACGATCAGCAGCAAGCCGCCAACATACGGCGCGACACGCAAGGCCCAGGCTGGCACGAACATGGTCAAATCTTCCGATGCCAGACAACGCCACCCAGCCCGCCGACAAACAGCGCCGTGATTAGCCATTGAACATTCTGGCTGGCCAATGCGGCAGCGTCTGCGGGCATGATCACCGGGATCACAAGCAGCGAGACCGCCAGCACGATTGCCAGCAAGCCGGCCCAAGTGGTTTTTTCGCGCAACCGCGCTTTAATATATTCGATCATGCCTCACCTGTTGTGTTAGCGGCTGCCGTTGCTGCAATCCGCGCTGCCGGGCCAATTGGCTGCCCGGCTGGCCAGCGCAAAGCAATTAGCCTGTCTCGCGTAAACCGGCGCACGTTTACGGCGTCACCTTGATTGCCGCCCAAGATGTTTAGGCTGCCATCAGCGTTGACGCTATTCACAAAGCCGACATGCCCGCCGCCCTGCCGATCAAAGACAGCGATTGCGCCCAATGGTGGCGTGGCAGACAATGACAGCGGAATGCCCCAAGTCGCCCAAGCCTTGGCGCGGATGGCAATCTTGGGCGGTGCAATGCCAGCCTGATGAACGCACCAGGCGGCATAAAGCCCGCACCACGGCACGCTGTCAGCCCCGTATGCAATGCCCAGCACTCGTGCGCCAAGCCGGTTGCCCCAGGACATGATGACGGGATTGTTCCCAGCGCCGGGAAGTTCCCTCGTGCCAATTAATTGCCGTGCCTCTGTTAGCCATCGCATTGCTCGACCTCCAAAGCTGCCAGCTTCAAAGCCCGCGCCATGACGGCGCGCGTTGCGCCTTGTAGCACATCGCTGCCAATGACGCCACGCAACCAGAACAATTCGCTTTTGGCGACATCCGCAAACTCGCGCGCCCACAACATCGCCACATCGTCGGCATGATCTGCAAACGTGTCAGCCTTAAGCATTTCCCAAGGGATACGGGCTTTCACTCAAACATTTCCGGCTTGACGGTTAGCGTCGAAACTTGCCCGTATTTGGCGTGATAGGTGATGGCATAGGCTGCCCGTTCCGCATGGTATCCGCCACGCGCCGCATAGGCATCGCGCGCCGCAAGCGTTGGGTGCTGCATCCATTTGATGCCGCTAAACTCTTTCACCACTTCATGATGGTAGTGGCCGCTATGGCCATAGGCCATTGTTGTTTGCCCCCACATTTCGCGGAACTGGGATGCAAACAACGCTGGCAAGCCGTCCATCTTGACCTTGTGGCCATGATGGAACGCCAGCATGACGTTGCCATGCTGATAGGCATAGAACGGCAGCGGCGAATCCTCTACCCTAACGCGAGGCTCATTCTCAAACAGCGCCTTGAACATCACGCGAAGCCAAACGCTGCTTGCTTCGTCGTGATTGCCCTCAGCGTGTAGCACGATCACTTGCTCATGGCGTTCC